GGCGGATGGGTGAAGCACTACCCAGACATGGAATGCTGGTCCATTGCAGGTTTGAGCATTGTCGTATGTGGCGGTTACTTTCATGTGCTCGACCAATCATGCAGGGATCAGCTAGCCGACGTCATGTGGTCTGCTGGCAACTCCATGTTGTACGCCTATAGTTACCAGCTCCGCGCTGATAGGGATGCCATGGTAAGTGCCACGGTTAACGCTATCAGCTACGTGCGTGAATCGCTCAGAACTGCCAAGCACGGCAAACGCAGGTGGATCGGACGGCACATGAAAACTGCCTACGCTGTGGTCTGCGCCCAGTACGGTATGCAAGCTATGAAAGGGGAGGAACTAGCAATTGCCAAGGAACAAGTGGTCGCACTGGTCGCTGCGTCTGAGGCAGAAAGACACGGGTTTGAAAGTTGGCTAGGCATAGTAGGTGTAATGGATGAGAAGGTAGCCGTTGACGTGGGCACTGCTTGGAATCTCCTACCAGGTGTCGACATAGAGATCGACGAGCTAGACAAGGCTATGGAGAGCAAGTACAACGCTCCGAGGAAATATGATGAAGAATCATGGGCTGATTTCATGAACTACTCCAGAGGTGTCGTAACTGCCCATTTGCTTACCGCTGATCCTACTAGACAAGGGATTTGGGCTGATGTACCCGACGGAACAGACCCAGAAACCGTTAAATGGGTCGTCAGTTGCAGGGCAGGTCACCTCAGCTACCCCTCACGCAGCTCCAAGATGTGGCTCTCCAAGACCATCGGCTATGTTGACTATGTCACCAACTGGCATTGGAAGGCAGATGATGTCACTCATGTGTTTGCGGATCTCAGTAAGTATATGACTAGCAGGGATCTGAACAGCTTGTCCAGCTTTGACACAAACGAGCTACTGTATGCCCTCAGGTACGCACCCATGCTCAGCGGTGGCGTCTCACCCGGTGATGCCAGGGCCATGATGGCGGATGGCAATCCCTATGGTGACTGCGTGCTGATCGCAGCCGGGAAGGGAGAGAATGTGAAGTTCGGCGAGAAGACCAGAGAGACCCTCAGCAGCGATGACATACGCAGGGAATTCAACTCAGAAATTGAGGCCAACATCAATGTGATCGCACGAGCCGTTGAGGGAGTCGCACTAAGAGCTGGCAGGAAGACACTCGAGATGAAGATAGGCAAGCTCGTGGCTGTGAAGCGCGGTGGTTATTTGCTAATCGCTCTGGACGTGAAAGGCTGGTCCCCTAATGCCCCCCGTTTGAAACACCTCGGGTTTGGAGACATGCTCATAGGGTTCTACGATGCGCCCGCTGGCACCAGTTACTCCGCTCTCTTGAAAGACTCGAACGTAGTGCAGAGCAGGAGGGGGTACCACAGGGTGTGGGAGGCATTGGACGGCACTATGCAGGGCTTCACAGGTGGTTCCGATTCCATTATGCATTCCCTCATGGCTCAATGGGCTTTCGTCAGAGCCAGGGAGCGCGGCTTGTTCCCCAACGGCGCCACAATCGCTAAGCTCACCCTCATCGATGACATACTCATCAAGCTGTCAGCTGCCGGGGTCGACGTGCGAGCTGCCTATACAGCCATCGCAGAAGGCTACATCTCACTCGGTTACGAACCAGACCTCATTAAGACTCTCATGTCCCTCAGGAAAGGTCATTTCCTCAACAGGCTTTATGCTGACAACTTTGAAGTCATAACAGCTGCGAAGATATTCGCCAAGGCCAACAGGTCTTACGAAGGCCGTTACCCCGGAATTTGGACCTTAGTCGACAGCGTCATGGCTGGTTACCTGGGAGCTGCTGACAGGGGTGCGAGCTCCGCCGCATGTTACTTATCCGGCATCTGGAGGTCATTCACCATCCTAAGGAGGTTTGGGATGAACGAGCGCGACACCGACATGAGCTACTATTGCGTGGCAGCGTGGATGCCTAGGTCAATGGGCGGCCACGGGTTCCCCATCTATGCTCAGTGGGTCACTCGCGAGTGTGCCGACGCACTCTCCAGTGGCCTGGGTGGGATTATGACTCTCGCTCGAACATTCGACAGCACCTCACCAGTCCTAGCCACCAGCATACGAACCATCCTACATGCCTTCATCAGTCAGCCACTCGCCAATAGATCTGCCATATCCATTTTCGATGACCCATACGGCGTGAGGGTCGAGGGCCTCCCTGATCCCGAGAGCATCATGAGAACCCTGGCCAAGTCCGGTGCGCGCAAGGTCATCACTGCCAAACCTTTCAGGGATCTGTTGGACGCTCTCGAGGGCGACGGCTACGAGAACCTACTCATGGCCTTCCTACAGAGCGCCACCTGGCCCGCACCCCTGATAGCAGCCACCGCTGAATGCCTGCCACACACCATGATACGCGCTATCCTCACAAGAGCTGAATCGTCTGACCTTCTCATCCCCTTCGCTGCATGGGGCGCCAAGAGAAAAGCGGGCAAAGAACTCACTGACGTCAACAAACGAGTCGTCACCTGGTGGAAAACTGTCAACACGCCCTGGGTCGACCTGTATGACCTCCCCAGGAGTGGTTCAGATGCGGCCCACGAGATGAGGATAGACGTACACAACCGAGCTGGCATAAGCATGTCCTACCTCGCCTCACTCAGTGCACTCGACTCGGTTGGCATGAATCCTGCAACTGGAGACATCGATCTGTACATACCCGCGCATGAGTCTAACACCATCTACGAAGGCATCGGCACAGGGTTCGGCGGTCGTACCCACACTACTACACCTTTCTTCGACATGTCCGGTAGTGTCCCAAC